CAAAAATCTATAACATTTTTAATAGCTAGAAAAATTTTTTTTAATGGTATAAAACCAAGTTTATTCTTTACAAAACCTTTTAAAAAGTATTTTGCTACGTTAGGTAAAGAAGTGACTAAAAAATATGGCATTGAATTAATGAAACTTTATGAGGACATAATAAACGAAAGCATTCACCCAAATGTTAAAATTTCAGATAAAAAATACATAAAAATTGAAAAATTATGAACAAAATTTTTGCAAGGTCGCCTTATATAATTGAGGTAAACGAAAGCTCAGTTGTAGGCTCTAAATTAGAACTCTTTTTCTATTACTCTGGAACTTCAGTACCTGCAACTCCACAATATATAGTACAAAAATTAATTCCAGCAAGTAACGATTTAAAAATGTACTATGACATAAGTCCATATATAAGAGAATATTTAAAGTTTACCACAAGGCAAACTGTAATAGGAAGTGCAAGCTCATCTGGAATCGTAGCTAACAATCATAATCAACTTGTTAAGGTAGATGTTAAAAGGTACAAAGAAACTACCTCAACTAATTTCACTTTATTAGATACGACAACGTACTATTGTATGGACGGTTACGGATATTATTCAGAGGGTGCAAATCCACAGTTAACCAGTTTAGAATTTACAACTGACCAAACTGCATCTTTACCACAAGGAACTTACTATTATAAATATTCAAGTAACTCTGCTCCAGCAACAATAGAAGATGACAGAGCAGGTATGTTAGCCGTTTTTGGCGCATCACCACTAATAGATATAA